GGGCCGCACGCCCACGGGGTCATACAACACGGCTTGATACCCGGCAGACAGCACCCGCCCCCGCTCCTCAATAGGGGCAGAAGCAGATACCGGCTGCCAGCACAAATACAAAACGGCAGGTGTAGCACTGTATGTGCTCTGCTCAAAGTCGTAGGTACTGTCTCTTTGTGTTACTGCGGAAAAAATCCTTGATTTTACAGTCCACGACTTAGGCGTTTTTGCTTTCACCGGTGCGCACCTCCCTGTATCTGTTGTACGGCTGGAGCAGGTCGGCAATGGCTGTCTCCTGCTCCGCAGGGGTGGTATAGGTCTCGCTCATAGATACGCTGCCCTCTGTATAGGACGTACTCTTTACACCGTAATCCCGATCCTGTATAAAGCAGTTCAGGTGCACAAAAGCCAGTTTGGCCAGTGTGGTGGCCGTTACCACCGGCGGCAGCTCTTGCGTGCCCAAATAGGTCAGGCAATCGTCCTCTGCCATATCCAAAAACAGCTGCAAATCCAGCTCTTCACCGGCGTGTGCGTACCAGGCCTCGCATATCTTGTCGTAACGCCCGGCAGCGGCCCGCAGCAGCCGCAGAGCCTTGCTTTTCATCTCATCAGTCAAACATATCACCCCCATAAGAAAAGGCGCCTTATTTGGCGCCCTTTTTTGTATCCTCTTTTTCTTGCAGCTGCCAACCGGCATTCAAATAAGCCGGCAGACAACTCCGATCAATGACCACTTGGGTCTTGCCCTGTACAACGGTTACCTTTTCCATTTGTACCTCCCTGGGCTTAGCCCTGCACCTTGACGATCATATTCTTGTCCAGCGTGGTCACGCCGTACAGAATATCAAAGGACACGGTGTCGATCTTGTGGGTGCTGTCGTAGTCAAAGACCACACGCACACCCAGACCGTCCGCAGAAGCCACATAGGCGTTCTTGTTGCCCATCGGCAGATCCATAGGACGGGTCACCAGTGCCACGCCGTTGCGGTGGAACCCTACGGAAGTGGGTGCAGAAATCACCGTAGCGTCTTTGTTGGTCAGCGCGGCATGGAGCGGCTGGTCAATGACTACGCTGGCGATCGCACCGCTGGAGGCCGTTGCGTCTGCTGCAAAGTGATACACATAGCCGTCCACAATAAAGCAGTCGCCCTTCTTCACGGTCGCAGAGGCTGCGGTCACGGAAGACAGCGCCACAGTGCTGGCACCTGCAGTACCGCTAACCTTAAAGGACTTGGCGGTGCCTACGGCATTATCCAAATAACCAAAGGGATACGGTGCATTCTGGCTCATATAGGTATCCATGGTGTACACCTTGCCCAGCTCTGCCTCACGCAGGGCGGTACCATCGCCGGCATAGGATACCTTGGACATATTGTCGTCCGTTGCATAGAGCACCTTGTGAGAGGGGTTCAGCACCAGGCGGCGGTTCTGTACCGGCACACCGGCAAAGTCCAGCAGGCTGCCCACCTTGGCAATATCTTTGATGGGCTTTGCTGCGTCCTCGCCGGAAGCGGTCACTGTGCGACCTGCGCCCTCTACGGCGGTGGCCAGCACATCCGCGTCCACTGCGTTGGCAATGGCCGTCATAGCCGGTTCAATGACCTGTGCAGAGAAGTCCCGCAAGTCCAGGCTCATCTCCTTAGAGGTGATCTGTACGGTCACATCACGCAGACGATCCATCTTTACAGGCACGCCGCCTTCGTTCAGCTCCTGGGGATCCACTGCGCCAGTAAAGTTCTTGGCCGCAAACTTGCTGGGACGGCGTGCGGTTACCGTATCGCCAACCTTAACAAATTCTTTTTCATAGTCCCGGTGCACCAGGTTGGCCATCACCAGGTTGTTTTTCAGTACCATCAGTGCCTCATTGGCAATGACATTGGGGGTTAAAATCGTGTTCGGCATTTATTATTCCTCCTTAGCCGTTGTTTTTTCTCCACGCTTCATAGGCGTGGAAGTCTGTGGGCGGTACATTGTCGCCCGCTGCTTCCTTACCTGCCGGCGGCAAGTCCTTGCCCCGCAGGTTGGCGGTTGTGGCGGCCTGTACTGCCTCTTGAAATGCGGCGTCAAAAATCTCCAGGTTCTTTTGCGAGGCAGTGGAGTCATTCCCGGTCAGGATTGCGGCAAACTGCACAGGCAGCTTACGCTGGAGCAGCTCGGCCGCAACAGCCGTTTCCAGCTGCTTCTTGGCAAAGGCCGCCTTTTCCTGTTCAAATGCCTGGCGATCCTTGGCCAGGTTATACCGCTCCCGCTCCTCTTTGTTCATACTGGAGAGCTTTTTGGCTTCGTCCGCTTGTTCCTTGGCGCTTTCTTCCCACTTGGCTCTGGCCGTGGCAAGCGCCTTGCTGACCCTGCTGTCAAATTCACTTTGGAATTTTTTGTCTTTCAGCAGTTCGTCAAAAGTCGGAGTGGTGTTGCCCCCATCGGAGTTGGCGTCGGTGTCGCCCGCTGCCCCCTCTGCGTTGGTGTCTGCTCCATTTTCGCCGGTATCTTCGGCAAACAGCTGGAGGTTCAGCGGCAGGCGTGCGCACACCCGGCTCTGCTCCTTGTTGCTTTCCATCTCGGCATTGTGTTTTGTCATTGCTGACTCCTTTCCCAAACCGTACGCTGCCGGTTCGTTAAATGATATATCCCACAGGCATAGCCTGAAAATGGGCATAAAAAGAGCAGGGCTGCATTGCAGCTCTGCTCACTTTGGCTTATTTATTGCTTTGCTTGTTCTTCATAATCGGAGAGAACCAGGCAATGAAGGCATTACAATTCTATCAGGTCATCTGGTCTTACACCGTCAAAATATTCGTCTATGAGTTCTTGTAACGCTTTTTCTTGTTCTTCTTTACTAATCTCTTCGTGCCCTGTTACTCTTGCTACAGGTGGATCATTCCATCTGGGAGCACTAAACAACTTTTTGTCTTCCATAGTCTTTCTCCTATTTTTCACGCAAGCAAATCGTCACTTTGTAATCTTTTTGGATAACCTTGGATACCACAAAGCTACTATCACGCGCATACAATATCTCTTGCTCGCCTGCATTAAAAGATCGAATATCCCGTCCATTTTTGCAGCGCGGAATATAGATCTGCACCTCTGCGTCCGGGTTATAGGTCTTTCCGCAGGTTGCAGCTATGTACTCGTTGTAAGTAACTGTGTTGCCGACCGCGTGCGTGTTTACAAACCTTTGCAGTTCCGTGGGATCGGATATAACCAAAGAGCGTTTGACCGGTCCGTTGTACCTGGGGAATTTCTCAAGCGCACGGTCTAAGTTAGTTATAGCGCTTTTTTCCTCGCTTGTCAACTCTATACCCTGCCGCAGCTTCTCGTTAATCGGATAAAAGTCACTGGAGACCCAGCTGTTCATTGCGTATTCTTCCTCTTCCGTCAAGCCCAGGTCTCTCTTCTCCACATACTTTTCATACCACTGGGCATAGGTCATATCTGCCGGTACGGTCATAGACTGTCCTGTCACCGGGTCCCTGGCCCAGCGGGTGCCTGTGCGGTTATTGGTCACCGGCACGGTAATACTGCGGCAGAAAGGGTGCATAGGCGGCAGGTTCTCGCCTGCTTTTGCCTCTTCCACCAAAAAGGTCTTGCCGTCCAGCTGGCGACAGACGGCAGAGGTGCGCAAATCCAGAGTAGCCATAAACCGATACCGGATAATGCCCGCTGCTTTATAGCCCTCTAAAAAGCCCTGATTGGAGAAGTAATTGACCTCGGTACGGATCAGACGGCTGGCGCAAAAGCGCTGCCCGCTGTCACTGTCTGCGCCCACGCAGTCCTCCAGCAGGTGCTCCTCCATATCGTGCAGGGTCATACCCGTCATACAACCCACTTCAATCGTGCGCTGCAAGCGCTTGCAAAAAGCAGCGTTATTGTTCCATATACGGTCAGAATAATTCTTCCCGCTCCACTTATGGGTAAGTGCGGCCTGTACACGGCGGTCACTGATCAAGCGAAAGTCATATAGGCCGTTACGCTTTTGGTCGTTAAATATAGTGCGGTAGTATGCTTGTTTGAGTGTATCTGTCAGTCGCGCTTTCGCCAGCCGTTCCTCCCGCACGCCCATGGCTACGGCTTCCGCACGAATAGCGTTCTGTAAAGCCTGCAAACGGCTGATACGGTCCGCATAGGCCGGTGCGTCCAGCATAGCGATCAACTCCCGCCGTGCCTGTGGCTCCTTGGTCTGCTGCAGCTGTTCCAGCAGGCGCTCCCGCTCCTGTGCAGTTTGTCCTGCGCTGAGCAGCTGCAAGGCATAGGCTTGGCTGATCTGACCGTTTTTAACATACCGGCGGAGAATACGCTCAATTTGCTCGTTGAGCTGCTCTACACCCTGTGCGTACATACGGTTGACCTCCACCATTGTAGCGGTGGTGCGCGCTTGCAGCAGGTGTTCCAGGTCAACCGTTCGCCTTTTCCAATACTCTGCTGCCTTCATAGATTAAGCGTCCTTTTCTTCGTCTTTCTGCCGGCCTGCCGTGTCTTTCTCTTCGTCCTCGGTCTTGTCCTCGTCCTTGTCCTCTGTCTTTGGGGCAAAGCTGTCCATATACTGCTGCTGGTTCTCCTGCTTTTGCTGCTTCATGTTCTCCACAGCTTCCGCCGGGTCCTTAACGAACCATAGCAGGGACAGCAGCGTCTGATCGTCCACCAGCCCGGCATTCTTCAAGGTGCACACCATAGAGACAATCTGTGCCTCATCAATGGGCAGCGCCACAGTAAACACCATATCCACATCATCTACGGACACCGGGTCTATACCGTTATGGGCCAGCCAGTTGTTGTATAAGGTCCAGCGCTTTTTCAGCCCCGCCTCCATGGCGCTCATCTTGCTTTTTACCAGCAGGTGCAGGGCAAGCAGCTTGAGCTTTAATGCCACGCCGCTGGCATTACCGGCAAAGGCCTGGTCTGTCATATCCGGGGTTAGGGTCATCTTGTGAATATCCGATACCAAGGTATCGTCCAGTACCTTCATGGAGTTTTCGTCAAAGGTCTTTTGTATGTATTCCAACCGGGCGTCCTGGGGAATGCCGTCAATGAGCCGGTCTCGCTTGGCTGCCTCCATGGTGTCCTGGGGCAGAACCGCGCCGAATGCTGCCAAGATGGAATTGACAAACTTACGCTTATCTGTAAGCCGATCAGACAGCAGCTCATTGCGGGCGTCTATCAGGTTGGCCACCTGTTCAAAGTCGCCCTGCCGCTCCTCGTTGTTCTCATAACACACCACCGGCACCTCATCAAAGAAGTGTGGCACCGGTGCACCCACCGGGTTGTACACATAGTTTTCTTTATCCAGCGAGGTGCTTTCGTACTGCTGATACTGGGTAGCCGTATAGACTGTTACCGCATAGTACCGGCTGCGATCTGTGCGTTCCCGCTGCTCAAACCACAGCGCAAACAGATCCTTATGCTCCACCGTGTCATCCTGCACCAGGACAATTTGATCCGGCGCATACACTGCGGATCGCGGGCGTGGTTGCTCCTCTGTGCTGGCATATAGCAGCTCGCAGCTTTCACCGTATATGCCCATGGCCTTGCCAATCCGCTGATCTATCGTAGCAATATTCTGACTGTGATAGGCAGCCATAACGGCAGAAATGTCAATTTCCTTGCCGCACAGATCGCACAGGCCGTCTTTGTTTTCGTCCACAGCATTGTGCCGGATCAGGTTACCGCTTTCCCGATCCAGCTTGGCCTCCACCGTAGACACCAGGGACAGCTTGGCCTGGCTGTCTTTCTTGTCCTTGTCGTTACAGTCATACTTTACCGGCTCGCTCAGAAAATAGCCACGGATAATATCCACAATGTACTTGGCATAGTTAGCCTCCGCCCGCACATCGTTCTCGTCCTCTCCTCGGTGGATTTGCGGCACGCCAATATATCGGCCATAGAGGGCACGGCAGCGCCGCTCATATTCGTTTGCCCGACCGACCACATAATCGATCACAGCAGACGGCAGTACGCCCTGTTCCGCCTCCGGCACATCCCGCCGGTTCATGTAAAGTATCATATTCAAGTCCTCCTTGTTACAATCCGCCCCAAAGCGGTGCTTACAAAGTAACGCATAGCGTCCATAGCGTGGTCGTCCTGTTTGACCGGCTCATCCAGCCCCGCCTCTGCTGCCTTGTCATTCCAGCGGTAGGCGTAAAACTCTGCAATGGTGCGGGTGCAATCCTTGCTGAACAGCAGATCCGCCCGCTGCAGCAATGTGCACACGGTACGGATCCCGTCCAGCACAGCGTTATCCGCCTTTAACACCTTTAGCCCCCGCCTTTGCAGTTCTGTAATGAAAGAAGCTGCCGAAGGGTCAGCCACTATGCAGGTGTACGGCGTATCGCCGATAAAGGCCATCATCTCGTCCGCATATTCTGCGTCCGTCTTTTGCCTGTGGTTCTCCCGCCCGGAATAGTAATATTCCTTGGCGCATAGCCATTTGCCATGGTATTTGCGCCACATCAGGAACACCGTAGGGTTTAGCGTACCGTAGTCCACACTGATATAGGCAGAACCCTGCAGTTCGTTATCCGGCGGCAGCGGAATACAGTGCCGACTTTCGTCAAACATATCGTAGATCAGGCCCTCTGCCACTTTCCATTCGCCCAGGATATACCGAGCATAAAAAACGCCCGCGTACATCGTTCTGTACCGGGCTTTGACCTCCTCAGTTAAGGACAAATTATCGTCCATCGTAAAGTGGAGGTAGAGTATTCGCTTTTCTTGCCGCTTCTCCGGCAGGATCCATTCTTCATAAAACCAGTGATGTGGGTTATCCGGGTTGCAGTTGAACCAGAATTTTGCACCACTGACAGAGCACCGGGCGGTGGCCTGCTGTACAAAGGACTGGGGCATTAAAGCCACCTCGTCAAAGAACACACCGGCCAGGGTCATACCCTGTATCAGATCCTGGCTGCTTTCGTCCTTGCCCCCGAAAATGTAAAATGCGTTTTCCGTATTACCCCGTGTTACCACAAGCACATTGTCGCTGCGGCTGTATTTCACCTGATACCCACGACTTTGCAGCATTACAGGCAGAAAAGAAAGCACATTCCGGCGAAAGGAGCTGATCGTCTTTCCGCACATAGCAAAGTTCATGCCGCTGTAGGTACTCATAGCCCACAGAATATAGCTAAGCGCCATACTCACCGTCTTACCGGATCGTATAGCGCCGTCTGCAATTATTCCGTTTTTGTCGCTCACAGGTGATGTTTTGCACCACCAGGTGAGCACCTGGAGCTGCTTGGCGGAGAATGGCTGAAAATGAAAGGTACTTATTCTTCCCATACCTGTTCACCCGCTTTCTGCTCCAAGGCTTCCAAGAAGCCATCGTTCGTCTGTTCATCTTCATGCCCTCGGGCCAATTCAAAGTGACGCAGAAGCTCTGCCAGGGCTTTCACCCGATCAGATGTATTCGGCGGCTTTGCCGTCTCTGCAAACCCGATGGAGCACAGTGCGTTCAGCACATCCGTTGCGGTGAAATCCAACTTGTCCAGCTTTCGCTTTTCCAGGTCAGCGATAAATTTTTTTACCTTATCATTTCTTAGCAATCGGCTTGCTTGGCTTTCTGCGCTCCCGGGCGCCTTACAATTTGGGTAAGCAGCCTGGTAGGACCGTTTCCCGTTATGGTCGAGCACATATTCATAACAGAACAGCCTTTGTTTAGGTGTTAAGGTCTCTTTACCCACACTGCTCACCTCCTTTGTAATAATTGCGGATTATATGCTGTTATTTTTTCTGTTTGCTGTCTGGGAAAAATTCATCCAGTATCTCAAGCGTTAGTACCGTTTTTTCAAGATGGATATTTTTCTTTATCCAAGTAAACAACAAAGCAACTGATGTAACGATAGCGGCCACGATCACTACGACAAGGAAGATATAGCTTATCACTCCTTTACAGTCATTGTGAAGTGCAACGATCCAAGAAGTCATAGTCGCAATCAAAGAAAACTCTGCTGCCATAGACGCATTAAAGAATTTGGATGCGGATTTCACATCCGTCTCAGCCATAATGCGTTTGCGCCGGCGTTCTGCCGGAGAAATGTTGGTCAGTTCTGTCTTGATCTCTTCGTACTTCAGGACTTCACGATTTTTCTTCTGCTGCTTGCCTAAAGGTTTTTCAGAGCGTTTACGCATGTATTTGTTTTCCCCCCTTTCGCTCACCATAATTATAGCACATCTGAAAATGGGCCTCGTAGTAACCGCATTTAAGAAAGGAAAAGCACAAAAGCAAAAGCCAAAGAGCGCACCGTTTGGAGCGCTCTTTCAATCTGTTTGGCAGTTTATACTATAACACAGACGGCAACCTGCATACTATAACATCAACATGCATTGCATAGTGGTTTTTTATTTTTTGCATTCCAGCATATCCAGGGACTGCGGGTGAATGCGAGAGACCAGGTGATTGTATGTAATATCTTCGTCCACAGCGATCTTCTCAAAAGTGTCACCGTTCAAATACCGCCGACGCAACACACGCCGGTGCAACGGGCTGCGTACCTGCTCAATAGCAGCCTCAATTTCTGCCCGCTGCAACAGAGCAAGCCGGACTTGTTGGTCCAGCTTCTCTTTCAGTTCTATAATGCGATCTACCGTCAAGGTAAAATCTGCCCGCTGCCCGCCTCCCGGCGTGGGAGAGATGGAAGCCGTGATCTTTTGCGCCCGGCTGTTTAGTTCTTCGATCTCCTGTTGTGTAATCTCAACCTCCGCCCAGCACTCCCGATAGCGTTGCAGCCATTCCTTCTTTTCGTTGTTCGTCATTTTTCCTCCTGCTTTTTATTCCGCTCATTTCTTAAAGTTCGGACCAAAGCCGATCACGCCGAAAAATGCAACAATGACAGCCCCGGCCACAAGAATGATTTGTGCTGCTATACACATCCTGCTCACCTCCCTGTGCTTCCGAAACCGCCGTTTCCGCGTTCGGTGCCTGCCACCTCCAAATTCTTTGCAGTTGACTGCAAAACGGAAATAACGGCGGCGGAGAGTTTGGTGCCGGTGGCCGGATCCTTGGCATTGATCTTGCCGATCAGTTCCTGTACCTTGGCCGCTGTCTGCTGCAGTTCGGTGAAGTACACCCGGCAGGCGGCTACATCCGTGTCTGCGCCCGCTGCCTTGGCTTGCCGAACAGCGGCGTCCAACTTGGTGGTGCTGCTGTCCAACTGCCGTTCCAGGTCTGCCTTTTCCTGCTCCAGCTTTTCTACAGCGGCTTTGGCTTTCTTCTCGGCGTCTGCCTTTGCCGTTGCCAACTTAGCTTTGTATTCCTTTGCGGCTTCCTTTTCCGCTTCCTTTCGGATTGCCTCCGGGTCCGGCGCTGCGTCGGCCCGCTGCTGCAATTCTTCCAGCTGGGCGCTGTACTTGGCTTTAACTTCCTGCTCAATGGAAGAACGGAGTGCGTTGGTGTCCACCTGCTCCGGTGCTTCGCTTAATTCGCTCTGTGCCTGCCCAAGGTCAAAGGTCAGCTGTTCTGTCTGCTTTTTGTAGCGTTCCACCTCTGCCTTTAACTCTCTGACCGTTGCGCTCTCCAAATCCACATCGGCCGCGAACTCTTCCCGCTCGTAGCTGCTGATTTGAGAGATCAACTCCAGCTTGGTGATCCCCAGGTCGGCGTGGTCGGCCATATACTTCTGGCCCAGCTTTTCATAGGCTGATATGTAGGAATAGGCTTGCCGCTGCTTAATGCCACAGGCTTGTTCGGCGTACTCCTCGAATGTGTCATAGCCCAGCTCCGTGTATAGGCCCTCATCACGCATTGTTTTAAGATCGTGACACACATCTACCAGTGCTCTGGCCATTACCTGGCCGTTGGCCAGGATCCGGGCGTGGGTGTCGTAGGCTTTCTGTGTGGTTGGCGTTACTTCTTGCATTGTAGTGATTTGGTTATCCATAAGTCCTCCTTAACTGACTGCTTTCGTTTTTCTGTTCGACTTTAGGTAGGCAAGCCAGGCTTGCATAAACTCCTGCACATCCGGTGGTGCAGGTCGGTTGTGATCGGCTCTGCATTGAATAACGGCGCCGTTCTTAAATTCTACGGTCACATAGGACTGATCCGGGTCCGACTGCTTGCGGACGAAAAGTATATCCGTCTTTCTGTCCAGGTATTTTTCTGTGTAACAGGAGTACACGCAGTTGTGCTGGGCACAGCCCTCTTTTAGCAGATCCTCCGGTCCCTCGGCCGGCCGAATGAACAGCCCGCTGCAGGCGTATGTATATTTGCGTTTCAGCTTTGGCAGATCCTTAGCTAACTTCTTTGCCCGCTCGGCTTGCTTTTTTGCTTTCTTTTCATTAGCTTGTCGTGTCAATTCTTCGGAATACTGGCGGTGCAGGTCTCGCAAGTCCTGTGGAACGGCTACCTCTTTGTGGCTAACATTCAGACCCAACCGCCTGCACTGATCCAGATAGTCGCTGTAATCTGATAGCACATTTGTTGGCGTTCCATATCCTCCCGCTGCCTGCCGATTTACCCAGTTTATTGCCTTTTGCGGAGATAGGTGCTGCCGCAAAACATCAAGCGCCTTGTAGCATTTCTGCTGGCTCCAGCTGTATTGGAAAGCAAGAAAAAATAGAATATTTTTATCTGTCATTTTGCAGCCGTATTTTTTCAGTGCCGCTGTTGCTTTGAGTGTGTTAACGCTTATGACGCCTTTTGCTTGTAACATACGGTACTCCTGCTTGGTCAGTCGCATTGCCTTGTAAGGCACCACTTGCTTGTAGTCCATACCGGTTGTGCAGTTCCACTCCACTTGTTCGGCTACCAAGTCGCTGTTGCCCTCTTTGATCAGGCGTTCCATTAGTACCGGATAACGGCTGTATTGATAAAGTAACCCAAGCAGGTTGACAGGATAGTTTGTTATTGCGCTTTGATGGAGCTGCTGGGCACACTCGTGGTACGCTTCCCATGGAAGATAGCGCAGATTGCTCCTCTCCAGCGCTTCTTCAAATCCAAGCAGTTTTGCGCCCTCTCCCTCTGTACATTTCCAGCTGTTGTGATCCAGCTTAACCGGCTCCACCGTGCATGGCAGTCGGCGTGTTGGCTTTTGCTTTACGCTTATGTACATCCCTCCACCGTATGTTTGTTCGGCTACAAAGTGCTGGCCGAGATTGAAGTATGCAGCGTACAGCAGTGTGCCCCTTTCCGGCGCGGCTTTATAGTTGCGCGTATAATCCTCATACACTCGAACGAAAGAAAGCAATATGCCGCCGTTCCGTGTTCGCTGTGTTACCGCCACCACTGCCGTGTTTATCAACTGACTACGGCCACGCCCGGCGTCTTTGACTTGAACTTCGTGCCCGCAGACCGGGCAGCATACGGTGTCGTTATGCCGTGCAGAGCGGCAGGCTGCGTGCTTGTCCGTCCATAGTCGCATGTTCTCAATGTCGATCTGCACATCCTTGCCGCAAGCGGTACAATAGCCATACCTGTGACCGCATTCTTTGTGTTTGAAAAAGTACTGCTCATTGACGAATACCTCTTCGTGGGCAAACTTGTTGACCTTTTTCTCCGGCAGTTTCGGGCGGCCGTTCCAAATCTTCCGAGCCTGTTCCTGCGTAAGCGTGTTCAGTTTCTTTCCCATATCGACACCTCACAGCAGATCCAGCAGGTCGATGATCTCCGCCTTGGTCTCTTCGGCAGTAAGGCCGTAATAGCCCGCTGCCCATTCGTATACGGTGTCGTCTGGCACGGCTGTGCAGTTGCCTTCTGCTTGTTTTCGTGCGTTGCTTGTGATGTGATCCCAGCAGCCTTTCAGACTCTTGCCCTCAGCCAACACCTTATCCGCATTTTCGTCATTCACCAGGTTGTGGTCAATAATGTGGGAACACAGCAGGCGCACTGTGGCGCTGCCCATCTTCTCCGCCTCCTGGTCGATCTTATCAATGGCTTTTTGGATTTTCTCGGTCATTTCAGCGTTACCTCCTTGATCTGCGCCAGCGCGCAACGCTGGCAGTGCTCGTCCAGTTCCGGCTTGTCCAGGCCGCACCGGTTATTGATTGAGCCATAGATACACACATCTCGGCATATCGTCGCCAAGATTGCAATAGTAGTTTTTTCGTTCTCATTCTTCATTGTTGCGCTCCTCAAAGGCCATACCGGCCACGGTGCCCAGGTTGATTAAATCCCTACATACAGCTTCTGCTTTGGACAGATCCATTGTTCTGATCACGCCCTGCACGATTAGGCCGGACTTAACGACCACCAGGTTCCCGCGCCGGTACAGATCGTACCCCTCTTCTTCCTTTTCGATAGGTTGTAACGCTCTTCTGTTGATGAATGTCATGCCCGCACCTACAATCAGCGGTTGCCATACAGCGCCTGCGGCTACAATGCAGGTGTCCAGCGGGGCGGCATATTCTTCATCGGGGCATTGGTCTGCCAGCGGCAGATCCGCTTTGGGCATTCTTGTCATGACCACGCTGTCGTCCTCTGCCAGGTCGGCAACGATCCGCAGCGTTCCCGGGGTATATTCCGGGTGGCCGTACAGGATGTACCCACAGCTGCCGTTGCTTAACATTTGCTCGCCGTCTGGCAGGTCATATAGAAAATAGGTCTTGCTTCTTTTGCAAATGGATAACATTTTCTTAAAGTTCATCTGTCTGTCTCCTTTACGCTTATGCCGTGTATAAACAGCATAAGTTTTCGTTTGATGATATATTCCTTTGTTTTGGCGCCCTTGGTGTCCTCCACCACCTGCTTCCAGGTGCCGTCCGGCTGGCAGACCTCATATACAAAGTCCGCTTTATAAATCACCGGGCGCTCTTTTCGGTATTCGCCGACCCCTGCCGGGATCAACTCATAAGGGACCTGCTCCCGCAGGTTGCGCACCAGGCCGTGCCGTTCCAACAGTTGCAGCTCCTTTGCCCGCTTGCACTCGCTCCGGCTGTCGTATGTGCGGCCGTCCGCTTGGGCTTTGACTGCATGGTATTTGTTCCCGCCTTTAGCCCGCTGCCGGAGATACTCTTGGTACTGGGCAGCAGTCCAGTGTTCTTGGGTACCCATCAGCCCGCTGCCTGCTCCGCCGGTGCGTACGCCATACGGATGAACTGGTGCTCCACGGCGCCAATGCGCTGCTGCTCCTGCTCCAGGCACTTTTGCATATATTTGCTGGCAAGCACCGTCTCCTCAAACTCCCGGCGCAGATCATCGGTCATACCGTACTGGCCCAGTCCCTTGGCGCTCTTAAATGCGTCCCACTTAGGCCGGATCAGCGGGTGGTTGATGTTCAGCTTGAAGCCATAGGCGTTGTGCGGGGCCAAGATCAGCTGGGTTTGGCGTTCCTGTTCCAAGTTGCGCACCTTTTCCCACATTTGTTCCCATTGCTGTATGTATGTCATGTTCCCTCCTAACACAGGTACCTATGGTTCTTTGCCCGAACAGGGCAGAGCACATAGGATTGATACTTGAAGCCTGTTACTTCGTCCTCCCAGTTGTTCAGCGTGTCCTTGACCACATAGTAGCCCTTGGGTGCTCTTGGTTCGTCTGCCCAATGGTCGCTGTAGATGACCTGGTATTCCGGTTCCGGTACCACCAGGTTACGGCTACGGCTAAAACACACTCTGGACTTGGCCGTTGTGTACTTGCCCTCGTGTCCTTGCTTGATGTGGGTCTCCTCGCGTAGGTACCCGCCGTAGGTGTGGTGGTCTCGATCATCTATTGGCACGAATTCCACCCGACCGTATGGCCACCTTGGCAGCTTGGTCAAGTCAATACCTGACAGCGCCATGTGGATATGCGGGTTCTTGTTCGGGGTCTCAATGGCTCTCATCCACTTGAATTCAATGTCGGCCTTTTTGTAGGCATATCGCAGTTTGGCCATATAGGCGGCCCACAGCTTCTTGATCTCTTGCAGATCCTTTGGCCTGTCCGCCTTGCGGAATGTAAATGTGGCAGTTAGATCACCGGGGCCGAAATTGGCGTTGAAGATCATCTCCT